ACACTGCGAAGCGGTAAAGCATTTTGGAGAATAAGCTAATGGCAACAATATTGGATAATATTAAAAATTTATTTGGTGGTAAGAAAGAAGAAAAACAAATTTTAAGAAAAGAAGCACCTGTTGTTTATTACAATAGTGTTAATACAAGCTACCAACAAAAAACAAGGTACGATCAATTATCAGAAGAGGGTTATTCAGAAAATGCAATTGTAAAAAAATGTATAGACTTAATTGCAAATAATGCTTCAAGAGTAAAAATAAATTTATTTAGAGGCGATCAAGAAGTAGATGAACACCCTTTGCTTGATCTTATGTATTCACCAAATCCTACACAAGGACAAGTAGAATTTTTTGCAAGTTTATATTCATATTTATTAATATCAGGTAATAGTTATATTTTAGAAAGTGGAGCAGAAAATGCACCACCAATAGAACTTTATACCTTAAGACCAGATAGAATTAGAATTAAAGGTTCACAAACAGCTATACCAAAAGCATACGATTACATGATTGGTGGACAAGTAGCTAATAGTTACGAAGTTGATCCAGCAACTGGAAACTCTAAAGTAAAACATATTAAATTATTTAATCCTTTAGATGATTACTATGGATTATCGCCAATACAATCTGCGGCAACAGATATAGACCAACACAACTTGGCAAATAAACATAATGTAAATTTATTACAAAATGGTGCAAGACCAAGTGGTGCAGTTGTATTTAAACCAAAAGATGAAACTGGAGCACAGATACAATTATCAGATACACAAAGAAACCAATTGATGACTGATCTTACACAAAGATTTAGTGGTACTGGAAATGCAGGTAAGCCAATGTTATTGGAGGGAGATTTTGATTGGAAAGAAATGGGTTTAAGTCCAAAGGATATGGACTTTATACAACTTAAAAATATGTCAGCAAAAGATATAGCTTTAATTTTTGGTGTACCAAGTCAGCTAATAGGTATTCCAGATGCACAAACTTATTCTAATTTTGCAGAAGCTAAATTAGCATTGTACAACGAAACAATTATTCCTTTACTTGATAGAATACAATCTGATCTTAATGAATGGTTAGTACCAAGATTTGGTGATGATTTAGAAATGCGTTACGATATTGATTCTATACCAGCAATGGCAGAACAAAGAACAAGAGTTTTTGAATCAGTAACTCAAGGTGTTCAAAATGGTATTTTAACTAGAAACGAAGCAAGAGAACAATTAGGTTATGAACCAATTGAGGGTGGTGATAGTTTATTAGTACCAGCTACATTGATGCCTTTAAATGTTGCAGGTGATGAATCACAACCAGAAGTAGATGAAGATATACCAGAAGAACCAAAAATAGAAGATGATTTAGAAAATGCAGATTTAAGTGAACAGAAAGAAGAAATAACAAACTTTCCAAAAAGAGGAGATAATAAAAAAATATCTTTGAGAAATAGTGAACGACCACAGTTTGATTACAACTTTGCATTTAATGTAAAAAAAGATAATCCAAAAGTATGGAGAGCAGGTGGCAATATTAGAGGTAACGAAGCATTTAATTTGTGGACAAAAGCAAGAGAGGGTAGCGAAACACCAGCAGTATTAGATTGGATAAAAGAACGAGAATCATGGGCGGCAAGACATTTTAGAGATGGACAACAATTTAGAAGTGGTAAAGAACCAAACCTTTCTAGTGTAGCTGGAGTTGTAGCACAGATGAAATGGGGTGTAATTGGTAATCTTGGTAAACAAGGAATGAAAGATGTTATTCTTGAAGTAATTAAAAAAACAGAGGGTAGAAAAAACTTTGATGATTTAATCGAGATAGAAGCAACACAAGAATTTGATGAAGAAAAACAATTATCAGCAAGAGTAAGAGATGCTTTAAAAAAGAAAGTTGATGAACATAATGAGAAGTATGGTGATAAAAGAGGTAAAAGAGTTACCTTAAGAATGTTAGGTGCTGTATTTAGAAGAGGTGTCGGAGCATATAGAAATAATCCAGCTTCAGTAAGACCAGGTGTAAGAAGTGAAGACCAATGGGCTTATGCTAGAGTTAATGCGTTTTTATTTGCTGTAAGAACTGGTCGTTTTCAAGGAGGAAAGTTTGATCTTGATTTATTACCATCAGGACACCCTTTAGCAACATGAAAAAAGTAGAAACAAAATTATATATAGAAGAAAACAAAGAAACTGATGAATGTAATGTTGTTATTAGAATTGGAACTTTACATAGCAAATCAGATGCACTTAATTTAGCCAGTTACATTTTTATTACTCATGCTTTAGATTTTGCTCCAGAAATAATACACGACCAAGAACCACATGGAACTATACACTAATGTTTTTTAGTAAAAGACAGATACAATTTTTTGGAGCCAAACAGGTAGCTGAAAGAGAATGGCATAGACAAAATAGATTAAGAGAACCATTTATTAGACAATATGAAGCTAGATTAAAAGCATATTACGATAAAATGGCAGTAGAGGTGTTTGAAGCATATAATACAGGTTCTACAACGATTTTAAACCTAAAGATAAATGATTTTAGAAAAGAATTGCAAAATATATTTAGAATACAATATACGATTATAGCCAATGCTTTTAAAAATTATGCATTAGATAGAATGCAAAATGTAAAAGACTTTGATTCTGATTTTGATAGAAAGTTAAACTTGTATATTGAAGAAAATATTGGTACATTAGTAACCGATATAAATGAGACAACTAGAAAGAGAATTGTTGATGCAATCAATACTGGTTATAACAATGGTCTTTCTGATGCTGAAACTGGTAATTTATTAAGAAATACAATTATTGGTTTTGGTGTTGCACGAGCAAACTTAATTGCTCGTACTGAAACTCATAGAACTGCTTCTTGGGCAAACGAAACAACTGCCGAGAACATGAATATTGCAGGAACACAAAAAGAGTGGATTGCAATACAAGATGCAAGAACTAGAGTAACTCATTCAATCGCAAGTGGTCAGCAAATACCTTTAGACCAAAAATTTGTTGTAGGTGGTGAAAGATTAAAATATCCAGGTGATCCAAGTGGTTCACCAGGAGAAACTATAAATTGTAGGTGTTCTGTAATTTACACTACACCTGATTTTTTATAAGGAGATAAACATGGAAATATTAATAGGATTTATTTTAGGTGTAATAGTTTGTAGAAGTAACGACAAGTATGGGTGGTTTAATAAAATAGTTAAAAAAATAAAAAGTAAAAAATAAAAATGCCACTAGTCAAACCAAGAGATAAAGAAAAAAGAGATGACTTTATTGAGAGATGTATGGGAGATGAAACATCTGTACAAGACTTTCCTAAAAGAGGTCAAAGGTTTGCTGTGTGCAATTCACTTTACAACGCAAGGAATAAAAAGGAGGAATATTCAATGTCAGATGTAGAAAAAATGGCTAGTGCAATTCGATCATTAACAGAAGTAATTGCCAAAGGTGGCCATAAACCAAAAGATAAAGAAAAAGATAAAGATAAAAGTTATCATGATGATGATGATAAAATGGGACACGAAGAAGATAAACCAAAAGGTTCTCATAAAGATAAAGATATGTTTGCAACAATAGATGAAGCTAGAGAAAGAGCAAAAGAAATAGGTTGCACAGGAACACATTCTTTAATGGATAATGGTAAAAGAGTTTTTATGCCTTGTGGTACACACGAATCATACGAAGAAGCTATGAAAGGTAAAGGTGCGCACAAGCCAGATGAAGAAAAACCTGGTAAGAAACCTGAAGATGAAATGGGTGGACATAAACCAGATGAAGAAAGAGCATACCACAAGAAACCCAAAAAGAAATCACATACAGAATGTGATGAAGATGGTGAATGTGTTTGTGATACAGAAATTAAACAATTGGTTTTTGAATCAGATGTAAAATCAGAAGATAATGGTATATTTAGAGGTTATGCTTCTATATTTGGTAACGAAGATCAAGGAAACGATATTGTACAAAAAGGTGCATTTACAAAGTCTTTAGAACAAAGACCAGCATCTAAAGTAAAAATGTTATTTCAACATAAAACAGATGAACCAATTGGTGTCTTTGAAAGTATTTATGAAGATTCAAAAGGTTTATATGTAAAAGGCAAACTAGCTTTAGGCACACAAAAAGGTAGAGATACTTATGAACTACTTAAAATTGGTGCATTAGATGGTATGTCAATAGGATTTAAAGCTGATCCAACAAAACAAGGTTATAACGAAAATAAAAGAGGTGTAAGAACTCTTAAAGAAGTTGACCTTATGGAAATCAGTTTGGTTACTTTTCCAATGAACGAAGAGGCTATGGTTCAATCGGTAAAAGGTAATTCTAAAAGTATTCGAGAGTGGGAAAAAATCTTGCGAGATGCAGGAGGTCTTTCTCGAACAGAGGCGAAGATGGGTGCGAAAGCATTATCGGAAACTTTAAACCAGCGAGATGCTGATGACAATCAATCATTAGTTACTTTAATACATAAGGTAGCTAATATAATTAAACAATAACAATGGAGAAACCAATGGACGATCAAGTAAAAACAGCTATTGAATCTCTAGGCAAAACTTTTGAGGCATTTAAAGAAACTCATCAGCAAGAACTAAAAGAAATTAAAAAAAATGGTTCTGCTGATCCGATTACATCTGACAAGCTATCAAAAATCGAAAAAGATTTAGATAAATTAGAAGATGTAAACCAAGCAGTTACTAAACAAAAAATGGCTCAAGATGAAGTAGCAGAGAGGGTCAAAAAAGTTGAAACTATGATGTCAAGACCTGAGTTTGGAAAAGCATGGAATGATGCTTCTTCAATGGAGAAAAAGGTTTTTGACAAATGGTTAAGACAAGGTAAAGAAGCATTAGGTCCAGACGAATTAAAAGTCTTGACTGCTTCTAATGATAATACTGCTGGTTATCTTGCACCACCAGAATATGTGCAAGAATTAATCAAAGGTATTACAGAAATATCTCCTATTAGATCAATCGCAAGAGTTAGAAGTACAACTAATAGATCAGTGCAAATTCCAAAAAGAACTGCAACTTTCTCAGCAACTTTTGTTGCAGAGCAAGGGTCTAGAACGGAAACTACTGGCTATGCAGTAGGTCTAGAGGAAATACCAACACATGAATTATATGCTTTAGTAGATATTTCAGAACAAGAGTTAGAGGATTCTGTCTTCAATCTTGAAGCTGAAATGAATAGTGAATTTACAGAGCAGTTTGCAAAAGCAGAAGGTAACGCATTTGTAAGCGGTAATTCAGTAGGTAAACCTGAAGGAATAGTAACAAATTCATCTGTAGGTGTAACAGCATCTGGAGTAAGTGGTTCTTTGAACGCAAACTCTTTGATAACTTTATC